GCACCCATTCGGGTGCGGCCCGGCCGCTGCATGGTTGCTTATGCAGACGTGATGTAGCACTCCTCGGCTTCCTGCTGTGCATGGATCAGCAGCAGCCGCGCCTCCTCATAGTCGTGGGTGTCGATTTGCTCAACGGCGTCGCTCAGCGTGTTGAAGAGGGTGAAGTACAGTTTCTTGAAGTCCATGGTATCTCCTTTTTGTTCTGCGTATTTGCGGTTTCCGGCGCGTCTTCCGGTCGCTGCGATGCGCAGTCTAACACAGAATGGAGCAGAAACGTGTCGAATGCTGTAGGCGTCGAAAAAACTTCATAAAATTCAAATTTTTTGTCAGGCATGGAACGATCTTTGCGCGAAGCGTCGAATCGCAAACGCCCGCGCACCATATCGGAGCGCGGGCGCGGATCGTTTATAGCAGCTTGATCAGGATCGTGACGGCGCCCAGCAGGATCAGCACGCTGCCGCCGTCGGCATCGTGTCCGACTGGGCGGCGACGGGGCTGAATCAGTCTGTGAAACAGCTTTCCGATAAATAATTTCTATTACACACCATTACACACCCGTTGCACACCGCATCGATAATTTGCACGCAAAAACGGAAAAAGAAAAAGTCCTGTATTCCTTGAGAATACAGGACTTTTTGTTGGTCCGAGTGAGAAGATTCGAACTTCCGGCCTCTTGAACCCCATTCAAGCACGCTACCAACTGCGCTACACCCGGATATCACATTTACTCAAATAATATAGCACACCGCGCAAAAAAATGCAAGAGGGAAATGCGGCTTTCGGGCAGAAAGTTTTTCGTTACATTTCTTTACGATTGTATCAGAATTTCGAATAGACAGGTTTCAAAATAATCATAAATTTTTTAAATAAATAAATTGAAATTTTTTGGGCGATTTGTTAACGTGTTCTTAACACCTATGTGGGATGATAAAGTCCCATGCATGCGGTGGCATGCAAGATCCACTTGGCGAAATAGAAACAAAGGAGGAAATATCATGACAGGTAAAAAACTGCAGCGTCTGCTGGCATGCCTGCTGGCGGTCCTGCTTCTGTCGCAGGTCGGCGCGTTCTCGCCGGCTGTGTTCGCGGCGGATGACAGTGGCTACACGCTGCATGACGGTACGGCGATTATCCCGGAGGGAGCGTCCGAAGAAAAAGTAAATCAAATCCTCACGCGGACATTGGTGGCTGGATTTGATGAGATGAGCAAAGAAGATCAGAATACGCTTCTGAGCACTTGCAAGTGGGAGTATTACTGCAAAGGCGAGACTCCCCTCACGCACAAAACAAAAGATGCATGGGTCTCTGTTGGCGGATTCAAAATCAAGGAAGGAATTTCCACATATCACTTCCTTGCTCTGTCTGATGCGAAAACGGAATGCAAAGCATATTCTGTGCGCCTGACCACTGCCACAGACAAGACAGTACAGTTCACCAAGGCAGCGATGCGCGATTCGTCCATCACGCTCAAGCAGGACGCCAGCGTGAAGCTGCCGTATAAGGAAGACGGCACGCTGGATTTTGACGCGCTGCGTGCAGCCATTCTTCAGCAGGTCGTGGACGAGGGGACTACCCCGTCTCTGACGACGGAGAATACGGAGATCAAGTACTATGCGACGTCTTCAACGGGATGGACTCAGGAATGGGTGAAACTGGATGGCGATAAGGTCAATCTTGCAACTTACCCCGCCATTTCTGCGGGTGAGCAGCAGATCCAGATCAGCTTCAAGGGCGACGATACTTACAAGGCTGACACTGTGAAAACGACTGTGAACTTCCTTGACCGCGCGGCAACTCCGTTCCAGCTCAAGCAGGGCGTGACCGAAGTCTCGATGGTCTACAACAAGGATCAGAGCATCAACTACGAGGCGACCGCGCAGGCTCTGCGCGAGGCGCTGCTCGTGAGCGCTGATCCGAACGTCTCCATCAACGACGTGACGGTGGAGTATAACGCCGGCACAGATCTTGCCAAGAATTTCCAGCCGCTCAACTTTGACGGTTTTGGCTTCAAGTTCGGCCTGAACGAGCAGACCATCCGCTTCACCTGGCGCGGCAACGCAGACTACAAGGCTTATGCGGAGAATGTCGACGTCAAGATGATCGACAACCGTGAAGACAGCGCCATTGTGCTCAAGCCGAGCATCTCTCTCATCTACAATAAGGACGCCGCTGCCATGACGCAGCAGATTTTTGAATATGTCATTGATTGGGACGATTCCACGCTGCCCGACAAGAGCACGCTGAGCGCGGACGACTTTACGATCGAGTATTACGCAACGGCTAAGGTCGTGGCCGGTGATCTTGGCGGCGACGTAGGACTCCAAAAGTGGGTTCCGATCGAAGGAGAAGAGGGAATCAGTGTTGGCAAACTCCAGTATTTCTACCCCCAGATGGGCGCTGGTGAGCAGCAGATCCGCGTGACCTTCAACGGCAGCGAGACCTATCGTCCCAGCGAGGCTGAGGAAGGCTCGCTCACGGTCAAGAAGGCAAATGTCTCCGTCAAGGTGCACTCGACGAGCATCTACGCCGATGAAGTGCCGGGCGAGGGCTTCGTCACCACCGATCCCGTGGACGATTTTGACATCTTCACGGTCTATACCGGCGTGTCCAGCGTGTTCGTGCAGCTGCCCGAGCGCTACACAGACAACGCGTTTATCAAGGCTGTTGATCCTGTGCTCGAAAAAGTCGGTCTGCGGACGATCCAGGATATCATGGACAAGGGCATCACCGTCGGCGAACTCAAGCAGAATCTGGACAAGATCGCCAATGGCAGCGAGTATGCCGTAGTGCGTGAAGCGCTCAAGCTGATGGGTGTTGACGTCACTACGCTGCAGCAGATCATCAACGTGTTCAACAAGATCACCCTGCTGGACAATGTCCGCATTGCCCTGCGTACGCCGGATCAGGTGGGTATCTACACCGTTTACGCGATCACGAACAACGATAACTACAACACCGGCTTCGGTATGGGTGCACTCGTTGTGAAAAAGCACTACTCCGGTGTGAAGCTCGACTGGAATCAGAACTTCACCAACGGCAAGCTCTCCGCTGCGGACGTGAAGAACTTCGACTTCGGTGCGACGCTGAGCTATAACGGGGAACAAGTCGAGGATCAGTCCTCTGTGCACTACCTGTACTCCGGCTTCACCAGCAGGTGGCGCCCGTATTCGAGCACCACGACGCCCCCGACTGAGCCCGGCCGCTATGTTGTGACGGTCGTGACTCTGGGCGGCAACTATCAGGCAGCGCCCATCACGCGCGCTTTCCAGATCACCAAGTAATTTTCTCGCGTGTGTCTCCCGGGCTTTTTTGCCCGGGAGACATTTTTGCGCCGGAGGAGACCGGCCGGAGCGGAAAATGAAAATCGCCGAAAATTTTTCGCAAAAGTCAAGAGTAAAAGCAGAAAAAACTAAAATATTTTTTCAGAAGGCTTCAAGCGGCTTCGGCGACGTATCTTTCAAAGAGCGATCCGGACGTTTCAAAGCCTAAAATCTCGCGCGGGTAATTGTTGATCCACGTTTCGACGCGCTGAATATATGCAGCGGTTACTTTCCGGAAGTCTGTTCCTTTCGGCAAGAACCGCCGTATCATTTTGTTTATGTTCTCATTCGTGCCGCGTTCGTATGCGCTGTACGGGTGGCAATAGTAAACCTTCGTGCGCTTCCGGTCTTTGCCGTAGACGGATTTTTCAATTCCGGCGCAATCCATGAATTCCGATCCGTTGTCAAACGTAATGCTTTTGAATATCTGTGAAAACTTCTTCCCGAAGCGTCGTTCTAACTTGTTCAGCGCCGCCACGACGCTGGCGGCGGTCTGATCCGGCATTTTGATAATAATTTCGTTCCGCGTCAAGCGCTCCGAAAGAACGAACAAGGTTTCCTTCGTCCGCTTCTTCCCGCATACGCAATCGCCTTCCCAATGTCCGAAGGTCTGCCGATCGTTGATTTCCTGCGGGCGTTCTTCTATGCTTTCACCCTGCGGCGCGCGGGCGGCTTTCTTCCGCTCCACCTTGTCATACTTCCGCTTCCGCTCCCCGTGTTCCGGCAAGCTCTCGCGGCTGATCCCGTAGAATATACCCTTGTCGATGTAATTATAGATCGTCTTTTCGCTGATCTCCGTTTTGAAGGTCAGCCCCAGCCGCTTGATTTCTCCGACGACGGCGGCGGGGGAATAGCCTTCTTCGCCGATCTTCTTTTCGATGAAGGCGGATAATTCGTAATCGTTGCCGATCTTCAATTCGCCGCCTTTGGCTTTTAGGTTCTCTTCATAGCGCTGTTGCGCGATCTCCGGCGAATAGCGTTCTTCGGTCGTCAAGTCGGAATTCAAATGCGTATAGCGTCCGCGCTTCAACTCCCTGTATATCGTTGTATTGTGGACGTGCAGACGGTCGGCAATCGCGCAAGGCTTCAAGCCCTCTTTCAAGCCTTTTTCGATTTTTAGGCGGTCTGTCCAAGTCAAGTGTTTGTGCATTCTTCCTTCCTCCAGCTTCCGAATATGACAAAAGGGCGGCATTTCTGCCGCCCTTCGCCCTCTCTGATTATCTGCTTGTGATATGCAATTCGCTTTTAAGCGCCGCTTGCAGGACGGCGGAAAAATTCACGCCAGCCCGCTCCGCTTCAAAGTTAAGCCATGAAGGAATGGTGCAATTCTTCTTCACGACGCGCATATCGTTCTTTCTGCGGTACTCCGCGAAATCAACGTCAACCAGCGAAACGATCGCGCCGGACGGCGCTTCGGCTTGTGCGCTTGCAATGCTCGACGCTTCCGGCAATGCTTCGCCGTCGTCCTGCATATCAATTCCCATAAGCCCGATTGCGTCCCGCGCCATCTCGATCGCGTCCGGAACGTCCTTGCCCTGCGTATTGATATTGAAATCGGGGACAAATACCACGATGAACTCTTTTCCCTGCGTCATAACGATGGGATATGCGTTTTTCATTCTGAATACCTCCTTGAAACTGTGCTATATATTATCGCCAAGGGCGGCGGGCTTATTTCAGCCCGCGCCGCTTGATGATTGCTTTTGCTAACTCTTCGTCGGTTTCTCTGTGCCTTACGACGCTTTCCCTTTGACCGTCCTTCACGTATATGTCGTGGTTCGCGCCGTGCCGCTTGAACTTCCAGCCGTTTCGTTCTAAAAGCTCGATAAGGTCTTTTGTTTTCATCTGCTGTCCTCCTTACATTTACTATTATACGCCTTCAATGCGTATATGTCAATAGGTTTTGAGAAAGAATTATACGTATTTTATGCGCCTATAAAAGATAAGCGGCGACGGGATCACCCCGCCGCCGTTATTCGTCTATACCTAAAAGCCAATTTACCGAAACGCCCAGCACTTCCGCAAATATCTTCAATTCAAAGTCGGATACGAAGCGCGTACCGATTTCAATTCGGCTTATGCTGTCCCGCTCCATGTTGATCCCTTTCAACTGTATTTGTGCGGCTAAATCCTCTTGACGTAGCCGCCGGACGACGCGCGCTTCGCGCAATCGGTCGCCGCAAATGTTCTTCTTGCCGTTGTAATCATATATCTTCATTGCCGCCGCGATCCCTCTTCATTCTGATTATTTGCAAACGGTGTGTAAATATTCCGCTTTATTCTTGATTTTAGCGCATGACGGGCGTATAATTGTGTTAAAGGTCAGAATGGGCGAATTCTGCCTTGAAAATTTACATTTAAGAAGGGGGATTTGCTCTAATGTTCGTCAGCTTTACAAAGACATTGAAGAAGATGTCCGGTTTCCGGCTGGGCTTCGGTGTGCGCGTGAATAAGCGAAACGCGCCGTTGTGGTGCTTCGCTATGCTCTTCGCCGGAATGTTCTATTTGATGTGGTATATGATTATCGGCGCGGGCTGGTGTCTGTACTTCTTCTTGTGGGCGTTTTACAAGATTTATTACTATCTATTCAAGGGAATTGCGGTCGGCTGTAAGAAGCTGTATCAACTCATTAAAGGGAAAACCGCCGCGCCGTCGAAAGCGTCGGTCGAACCGCCGAAGGAATGAACCAAACAAAAAAATCCCCCGTGCAAGGCTCGAAAGCCCGCACGGGGGATTGTTCTTTATGCGGCGGAAGGCTGAAAGGGGAAGCGCGATCCGCCGCGCGGTCAATTACTCTTTGTTGCTGTCGGTATCCGCCGGAATGCCGGAAATAGTGAAGTAGTCCGGAAGATTAAAGACGGCGGCTTCGATCAGTTTATCCAGCGTTTCCGCGTCGATCTTGAAGCCCTTGCTATTCAGAAATTCAACAACGTATGCTTTCTTCTCTGCGCCCCTGCCGCTTCCAGTGTAAAGCTGTTCGGCGGCTTCGACGGCAACCGTTACCCACATTTTGATTTTCTCAAACTGTGCGGCGGTCGTCTTGCTTCTGATCCACGGGATCACGAAGGCGGTAATAATAGCCGCGATAAGAGCGATCACGGCGTTTGCAATGCTGGTAAGATCAATAGTCATTGTTTGTATCCTCGCTTTCTGTTATGTCGATTTTTTCTTTTTTCTTGATCCTGCCGACGATTACTTCGGCAAGACGCTTCATCATCATTACGCCGCATTCAATCACGACGGCGCGGAAATACCATTCGATCAGAACGGTTTGTTCCTGCCGCGTGATAAGGAATGAAACGTACTGCGCGACGATGAAAGCCGCCGTTGTAATTGCGATCACAATAACGGCTTTCGTTGCGAAGCGTTCGTCAGCCTTGAAGAAGCGGCGCTTCGCCACCCGCTTCCCGCTCGAAGATTTGATTTTCATTGCGTCCCCCTTTCACATAGCGCAATTAACGCACGGCGCGCGTTGTGTAACGCATACCGTGCGTTGTGCGTGTGTTAAACAAGCGTTAGATCATCGACGTTCACCGCCGCGACAACCGTTCCGCCGTAGGTAATCACGGCGCGCTTTCCGGAAAGCTCTTTGACGATGTGATCGCGGGAATAGACGAAGGAAGCAAGGCTTCCGCCGGAATAGGTTTTCGCGCCCGCTTTCACGCGCACTTTGCTTCCCGTTGTGATCTTCCGCTCCGATGTCCCGCCGGACGTGCCGGAATAGGTAATGAAAGCGTCGTCGTGTCCCGCCTTCTTCAACTTCTCCAGCATAGCTTCCGCGTTCTTCTTGACGCTGAACGCGCCCACTTGAACCTTGTAATACTTGCCGATCTGCACGATGTACGTATCGAAGCCTTCCTTTTTCAGCTTCGCCGCGAACGCTGTTGCGTTGTCCTTCTTCTCAAACGCTCCAAGCTGTACGCGGTAAAGGTTCTTCGCGTCGTCCTGTGGCTTCTGCTCCGGCTTCTGATCCTCTGCCGGAACGCCCAGCCGCCTGTTTACCTCCGCCGCGATCTCGCCGTGTCGGTTATACAGATAATCGCCGGGGCAAGCCTTGTTCGCGTAATCCCTGTGAACGGTCATATTGCACCCGTTCTTGTGGTTTACGCGGTCGTCCTTGCTTGTACTCCATACCAGCTTTTTGATCCCGTTCCGGCGGCAAATATCTTCGACAAGATCAAGAAGCGCCGCGTATGCTTTATCATTCACGGCGTATGGGTGCTTTGTGTCGCTTGCAACCTCGATCGTGATTGCGCGGTTATCGTTCGCCGCCGAAGAACTGCACCACGAACGATCGGCTTCATCGACGTAAAGCCCGATCCGCCCGTCGTAGCCGATCCCGTAGTTTGAACTTGCCTGTCGCGAAGTCGGCTTGAAGATTTCGCCGATCCTCTCGGCGGAACATTGCCCGACGACGCAATGAATTGTGATCGTGTCGATCTTGTGATTTCGTGGGCTGTTCTTGTTCGGTGAAATCAGCGTACACGAAATAAGTTTGCTATTGCTCATTGCTGAACCCTCCTTTGCAATGAAGAAGCGGCGGGGAAGCCCCCGCCGTCGCTGGTGTTACTCTGCTTGATCCATTCGTTTTTCGATGTGGTCAAGCCGCTTGTGTGCCTGTTTCGCCGACGCTTCAACGTCGGTCAAGCGCGTTACGAACTCCGTATTCGTCTTTCGCTGTTCCTTCTGCTCCGCCTTGATTTCGTCCGTGTTCGCCTTGATGTATCCGATCTCGGTTAAAACGGTCGCGTCGTGCTTCACATTGCTTTCCTTGTCCTTGTCCCTGTTACGAACAAAAGCGATATAGCCGAACACGATAGCGCATACGGTAGAAAAGACGGAAAGAACCGTTGTGAAAGTGTCCATCGTTGATCCTCCTTCCCGTTAGGTTACTTTTTCCCATTGCCACAAGCCCGCCGTGTCCGGCGGATAAACGCAATTCGGCATATCTGCTTTTGCAAGGTATACCGCGCCTTTGTAGCTGTAATACAAGCCGGAAACGACATTAACGACGATCCCCGCCGTTTCCGGATACGGGATCGGATCGTCAAGCGTTCCGGTCGCGGAAAGCTCGATCAAGCGATAGTACGCAAAGGTGGTTTCAACGGGATAAGCCGCCGCGTTCGACGTGTGCGCCGCTTTGATCTCGTAATACCGCCCGTTGTGCTTGATGATTTCGCCGACGGTGTTGTAAGCGTGATTGTCGGCGTATTCGTCGTATTCGATCACTTCCGCCGATTGCAGGATCGCCGCGTCGGAAATGACGTTCGTTCCGGCGGCGCGATCCTGCACGATCTGCGCTTTGAAGGATAGGGCAAGCAAAGCGGCGGTTTGCTCTCCCGCCGCTTTGACTTCCCGAACCTCTTTTTCAATTTCGGTGGAAGCTCCGCCGTTGCTCTTCTTGTGAATTACGCTCATTCAAAATTCCCCCCGATCCCCGATACCCAGCAAGCGGTCAGCGCGTCGCCGCGCTGGACGGTTACGCGGATATTCATTCCGTACTGTGCCGCCGTGTTGATCTTATTTGTGAAAACGTGTGCAACGCCTTGAACAACCGCGTTCGTGCAATCCTCCCAAACGGGGGAAGCGTCAAACGGATTGTTCGTCGCTTCAACCTTGAACGTGCCGCCCGCCGGAATATCTCGCGTTACCTTGATATTCGCGCGTGTCGGCTGGCTGTTGGCTTCCAGCGGCGTGGAAAGCGTGATAACGAAGCCAGCAATCGACTTCGTGAACGTCAGCGTCCGGACGGCGCTATTTCCTGCGCTGTCGGTCGCCGTAATTGTGATCGTGTGCTGGGCGTTCGTAAGCGCCGTGAAGGTGTTTCCGGAAACGGAAAGCGTCTGCGTTGCGCCCAACGTGATTGCGTTCTTCGTCGCGATTGTCTTTCCGTCGATCTTTTCAACGACGTTCACCGTGTCGCCGTCCGGATCGGTTACGCTGTATTGATAGGTGAAATCCCCGCGCTTCGTGCCAAGATCGGCGTTACTGCCGGAAATCACGGGCGGCTGGTTATGGATTACGGCAATATCTCCGCTTGTGGTGTACGCGGAATAATTGCCGTAGCTGTCCTTTGCGCGGACGCGATATTTTAACGTGTTCCACGCCTTCATTACCGCTTCCGTGAACGTCCTGCTTGCGGACGTTTGAACCTGTGTCCACGCGCCGCTGTTGTATGAGCGCTCGAAACAATATGTCAGCGCGTCGCCGTCCGGATCGGTCGCCGCCGCGCAAGAAATGTTGATGTTCTGTCCGCTGTAACACGTTGCGGGCGCGGTAATGCTGGGCGGCGCGGAAGGCGCGGAATTGTAGATTACCGTATAATTTCCGTCGCTGTTCGGGCTGTCAGATACCAAGATAGAAGATTTAAGATTACAAAGCGGGCGAACGCCATTGTTGCCGCCGTACGCGTAGTCGCCGTTCAAAGAGCCGCCCGAATTGACGCCGCGGACGTAGTAGGCGAGCGACGAACTAGGCGTCCGAAGCCACCAATACCAGCCCTTTGACGTTGCAAAGCCGCTGTTCGTGTAACCGTCGGCGTTGTTCACGCATTGCGCCGTAGGATAAGCGACGCGGGAAGCGTCGTTGCTGAATAGCGCAAGAAGCGATCCTTCCGCGATATTGTTTTCATTCGCAAGCCCCACTTCGGTGGTGGACGCAAGAAACATTTTCGCCTTGAAGGTTTCGTAACTGCCGCCGTCTGTCGAAGATTTAACAACGGTCAGCGTTGTTTCCATAAGCTCCGCAACAAACTTCGGATCAAGCATTGCAAGGAAGCCCGCCCACGAAGTGTACGGATTATACGTTACGTGCGTGTTCTTCGTCGTCGGCGCTTGATCCGCGCTGTGCTTTGCGCTGTACCATGCGCCCGCCGCCGCGTTACTGTTCAGCCATTGCAGAAGGTTTGAATAGATATGTCGGTTATTTCCGTAATTCTTGCGGTCGCTGTTGCTGTTGCTCGGCTCTTTCGCGTCGGAAGCCATGTTCTGAATGATCTTTTCCGTAATCAGCGTTACGGAATTCGACGGGTAGCCGCTGTGGTTCTTGTCGGCGATCTTGAAAACGATCTTTGATCCGAAGCGCGATTGATACGCCGAAAGAACCGGAACTTCAATCTTCGCGCCCACCGACAAACTGCCTAATGTTTTTGACATTGTGCCGCCTCCTTTGATTTCATTAAGCTGTTGTAATAATGATCCGTCCGCCGGATCAAGTGATAGCTGTTTCCCTTTTCGGCGTGTCCTCTCCAGCTTTGATAGGATTGTTCAACGGTCTTTCCGTCGATCCGTCCCGCCGCGTGAAGGGCGGCTAATTTCTTCAACTTCCGCTTCATATTGTTTTTGCTCCTGCGGCGCACCTTGCGGATCACCGCGCCGCTTTCGGTCAAGTATGTATGAAAGCCCAAGAAATCAACGACGTGTTTCAAGGGAAAGATATTCGTTTTCGCATTCAGCGAAAGCCCGCGCGCCTGTACGAACGCTTCAATCTGCTTCCGGCACTCCTGCAAATATGCTTTGTCGTGATGGATCAAAAAGAAGTCGTCCATATAGCGCCCGTAATATTTGATACCCAGCTTTTCCTTTACGAAGTGATCCAGCCCGTCAAGGTAGAGAAGGGCGAAAAGCTGTGAAGTCTGATTTCCGATCGGTATTCCGACGTTGCCTTCGGTGCTGTCGATGATAAGATCGACAAGCCACAAAACGTCCGGATCGGTTATCTTCTCGCGGATTAAGGTTTTCAAAACGTCGTGCCGGATCGAATAGAAATACTTTGAAATATCGCCTTTCAGTATCCAGCCGTCAATTCCGTTCTTCCTGTAAAACCTCCGCATGAACTCTTGAAGCCTGTCTAACCCGTAATGCGTACCTTTCCCCACCTGCGACGCGTAGTTATCGCGAATGAACGATCGTGTCAAAATCGGTTCAAGCACGTTATCGCAAAGCGAATGTTGAACAACCTTGTCTTTGTAGCTGTTCGACATAACCACGCGGCGCTTCGGCTCGTATACCTCGAACGTGTTATACGGGGACATGGTATAGCGCTTCGTTCTGATCTGTGCGCTTAATAGGTTCAGCGCTTCAAGAAGATTAACTTCAAACTTTGCCGCCGCTCCTTTCCACCTCTTGCCTTGCCGCGCCTTTCGGTAGGCATTGTATAGGCTTTCAAAGCTGTATATCTTTTCAAAGTCTGTCATAATAAAAAATCCTCGCTGTTTATAACCTTTGCCAGCCGCCGGAAGGCGGTATGCTCCGGTATCGGCGATCCTGTATTTGTCCCCGCCGTGGATAGCGGCGACGGGATACACCTTCCTTTGATGGTGGTATTCTGCTTTCGGCTGTGCCTACTCGTTCACATAGTCCACCGAAGCGGGCGAACGCCATTGTTGCCGTTGTACGCGTTGTTGTTGTTCAAAGAGCCGTCCGAATTGACGTTGCGGACGTTGTTGGCGTTCGACGAATTAGGCGTATCAAGATGTACCCCGAACGTTTTTCAAGCCCTCGTTTTGTCCCGCTTCTTCCACGCGGTCGTCATGTACTTCACTTCAAGCGCAAGTTTTGACCAATATTCGCAACTGCTCATAGAAATAAAGCCCATTTCCTGCGAAAGCTCTATGAAAAATAGAAGCTCCTTGCAATAGGTCAGCGCCTTTGCTTGTAGCTTCTGCCGTTGTCTGTATTCCTGCGCGTCCCGAAGGTCTAATTCGTTCGCTTCAAGGACGCATTCGTAAATGTCCACCGCTTTATCCTGTATCCTGTTTACAAGCGTGAAGCGGTATTTCTTCGGGTAGCGCTCCGTCGAATTCGTGATCGTGAAGGTGTGCTTTACAAGGTCTTTCGCTTTCACAATCACGTTGAATTCCGTCGGTTCTTTCCGCTCCCGCTCCGGTCTTTGCATATATGCACCGTCCTTTCCGCATTCGCTCGATCATAGCGGTATCGTCGGCGCACCCGTCGAAATCGAAGCCCGCTTCGGTAACGGTCAGCGTTGCCGCGTTCCCTGTAACCGTTGTTCCTGTGATCTGTAATACCTCCGCGCCGCAAGCCGCGCATGGCGGGGAAAGCTCCGCGAAGATGTTTCCGATCACGCACGACAATTCCGCCGCCGTGCAAGCGTACCGCGTCAGCATTCGATCCTCTGCAAACTCTCGTTCCAAATGCCCGTAGACGTTACGCCGTCGAGATCATCGAAGAGGATCAAGAACGGATTTGTCGTAATGTCATTGAAAAGCACTGCTTCCAGCATATCCACGCGCGCGTCAAGCGCGTTCGTGATGTTCAGAAGATTTGTTGCTGCGTTATCGTCAAGGACGTTTTGCAAGCCGTTAAACCATGCGTTGAAGTCCGCCGCCGCCTGTGTTTCAAAATCCGCCATGTGTTGTTCGAACGCTTCGTATTGCGTGTTACCCTGCAATTTCAGCGAATTCATATACGAAACAAGCGTGTTGTACTCCGCCGCCGAAAGGGATTGATATTCAGCGAACCACGCTTGAAGCTGTGCGTTAAAAGCCGCCGTGTCGATCTGCTGAACGACGGCGGCAACAACGCCGCAAAGCGACGTGTTCAAGCGTTGATCCGTGATCTTGCTTTGCGTGATAGCTGTTACGCCCGCGCCCACGTAGATGTCCGCCAGCGCAAGCTCGTAAACGTCTGCGTCCCTCTGCAATGCGGGCGCGGTAGGGGAAGCGCTGAACGAAGAAGATTTGACCTTCATCGACATAACGCGGTTTGTCAAATCCCAGCGCACGACAACGCGATCAATGCGGTTCAACTGTCCGTCCGCCGTGTCAAGCTCGACGGCAAGATCGCCCGTGTTGAAGTAGAAGTAACCGTTGATCCACGCTTTGCCCGTTTTGACGTTCAGCTTCATTCCGTCGTTTGCGACGACTTGAAGCCCCGTCGAAGGGACGGGGAAAACGCCGTTCCCGATGAACGAAGCGAAGTATTCCGCCCAATCCTCCGCTTTGTACGTGCGATCGTGCGAAACACTGTTGAAGAAACTTGATTTTTCCATGCTGTGAAGCCCTCCTTTATTTCGTAATCTGCCGAATTTGTGTCAGAAGCGCGGGCAAGCTCTCGCCGAAGGTAATATCTATTTCTTCGCCGCTGGTTTCGTAGGTTTCCGCGATCTCCGTTATGCGAACGTCAATGCGGACGTTCCAGCGCTTATTGATACACGTTACCCGATCGCCCAAATCGTAGTCCGTGCCGTACTTCAAATTCGCGTTCGTGTTGATCTTCGATCCGAAAGCAAGCGTTTCCGCGTATTGCTCCAGCTCTTCAACGCCGCGCGCGGAAAGAAGCGCTAAATATTGCGCGTTGGTAAGCGTTACGGTCTGCCCGCTCTCGTTTTCGTATTCCTGCACGATGTCCGTTGCATTGATGAAAACTTCGTCGCGGGAAAGCCCCGTCGAACTTCCGCCGACTTCGGCAACCTTCCGCGTTACGCCTTCTTTTTCCTCTCCGCCGACGTAAGCCGTTGTTTTAAGGTTTTCAACGCTGTTCGTGTATTCCTGTTCCACGATGTTGTCGAACTCCTGCGAAAAGATACAAGGCGCGTTCCCTGCGGTATTGCCCGCCGTAAGATCGCGCCCTTCGTAAACGGAAAAGGTATGCTTGCCCGTGCGGGCATTTGTCAGAACCCGAATACCCAGCTTCGCCGCCTTCGCCGCCGTTTCCGCCGCAAGCTGGGCGTTCGCGTACTGCTCCGAAGTATAGTCGATCTGCCCGCTTCCGGTGTCTGCGTCGGTCGTGGATATTCTGAAATTCGGGATATTGCGCGCCGCTCCTGCGTTCGTGCAAGTCTGCTTCACAATGGCGTATAGAATGTTCTGTGTCGTGTCCTTCGTGATGATCTGCGTTGTCAAAATGCGCTTGCCGATCCACGAAAGAAGGAACTTGCCTTGAACCTCTATTTCCTCCATGCCCTGTGAATTCTTCGTGATGTGAATATAGCGGATTTCCGCCGCTTCGTTGCCGCCGCGCTTGATGATGATATTTTCCTTCACCAGCAAGCGGGCGTGTTCCTCCGTGAAGGGAACAAGCAACTTGAATTCGCCGCAACTCCAATAACGCCGCGTCCATATCAAGGACGAAATCTTTTCGACGATCCCTTGAAGTGTCATATCGCGGCTATAAACGTATAATTCCACCGCGCTACACCCCCAAATACAAGTTATTGTGATAGATCAAAACTTCGAGATTTTCGGCGTTCGCGTCCGCTGAATAGCGGAAGAGATTGTCGCCCACGGCGATCTGCAAATACGAACTATCAACGTCGAGATAGCGGAACGCGTCTGTAATCGTGCCGCCACGGTTCAGCTTCACGGCTTTTTCACCGTAGCCCGTGGAAACGGTTAAAACGTCGCCCGCTACAAGCGAAATATTCAGCTTGATAAACTCCCGTGTATCGACGTTCAGCAATACGGGATTTGTAACCGCGCCGATCGCGCGGAACTCGATCCGGATACCGCTTTTCACGTCGCCGGAATTGTAGACGTTCACAATCAGCGACGGCTGGCGATAGCCGATTTCCCAGCCGTCGTAAAGCTCCAGCCCGTCCGGAACGGGGAATTCAAAGCCGCCGATCCACGTTGCTATGTCCTCGCGCGTTTCCGTTTCCTCTCTCCAAAAGGGATTAAGGCAAGACAAGCTAACCGTGAATTGCTCGAAGATCGGCTTTCGCTTGAAGATCGGCGCGTCGTCGATCTTGCACCCGATCACCCGCTGAAAGTCGCCGAAAACATACGTCAACGTTGCTTCGTACTGCGGATTTAATATGCGGTTCAGCTTCCGGCGTAGGTTCTGCGCCGCTTGCTTGTCCCGCTCCTTGATGTATCCCACGATGTCAATATCGCGGCTTTCGATCCGATAGCCCAAGTATGTGTCGCCGTCCTGCCCCATGCTGTTGGTGCTGTAAATAGCGTTCCGCACGTCGGAAAGTCCGGTAACGTCCTTGAAGTTTACGTGATACGAAGAAGCGGGGGAAAACTCTATGCTTTCCCCGCGCTCGTTCGTGTAGATCAATTTTTCTTGTGTCCTCATGCCATAACCTCCCGCGCAATCTGCCGGAACTGCCGCGCCGCCTGTCTTTGCTGTTCAGCGTAGCTCGTTTCGTTCGCATAGATGTTTTGCACGACTTCAACGGAAGGCGTACCGCCGCCGCGCGTGTCGCGTCCCTCTCCGGAACGGAATTCCGGAACGGCGTTCGACGTTTCGCGCCGGATCGAACTTTCAACGTCGCGCATTTCGCGGGCGAAGCCTTCGCCCAAGCCCTGCGCCATGTACGAACCAATACGGGCAAAAACCTTCGACGGGGAATTGATGTCCATTTCCTCTTCAACCGCCGCCACAATATCCCTCATCATAGAGCGGACACGGCTTTCAAGCCAGCCGGACATATTTTGAAAGCCCTGCCAAATGCCGCGCACCATCTCTTCGCCCGCCGCCGTGAACTCCGATACGTAAGAGCGAAGCGCGGTAATAACGGGCTGAATAATTTGTGCAACCTTGCCCGTGATCTGCGGGGTACCCGCGATCATTCCTTGCGCTATGCTCTTGTCGATGTTCGTTCCTTCGGTTACGAACTTTTGATGTTGTGCCGTGAATGCGGTAATAATGCTTTGCGCGATCTGCGGTACTTTCTGCGTGATCTGCACGATACCCGCCACCATGCCGGAAGCTATGTTCTTGTCGAAGTCCTGTCCGGCTTGATTGAAACGTTGAGCTTGCGCCGTCAGTCCGGTAATAACCCGCTCGACGATCGCGTTCACCGCTCCGGACAAGCCTTCAATGTTCGCAATAATGCCGTTGTTCACGGCGTTTACTGCTTCCGCCGCCGTCAGCGCGCCCGCTCCGCCCATTGCGGCGGTCATATCACCTTCAACGCCGCCCATGTTGTCGGTGAAGCCTACGCCCACGCCGTCCGCCATGTTGCCGCCGATTTCAGCGAATACCGTTGACGGGGAATGAATGCCGAAGAAGTCCTTAATACCCGAAACAAGGGACGAAGCCCAGCCGGATACCTTTTCCCACAACCACGAAGCCGCCCCGCTGATACCTTCCCACAAGCCGTGAAGAAGGTTTGCGCCCGCGTTTATCATTTCGCCGCCCAGCGACGCGAACGCTTGCACAATGCCGGAAACAATCTGCGGAACTGCCTTCACGATTTCAACTATGATCGTCGGCAAATTCTGAATGAGCGCCACGAAAAGCTGAACGCCCGCCATAATGATTTGGTCGATGTTGCCGATCAGCGCGTTTACAATGCCGCTTATGATTTGCGGGATCGCTTGAACGATCGTCGTTATAATCTGCGGCAATGCCTGTATGAGCGCGACAAGAAGATCAATGCCCGCTTGAATGATAAGCGGTATGTTCTCCGTAAGCGCCGCTATAATGCCTTCAATGATCTGCGGGATCGCTTCAACAATCGTTGT